CTGGAAGATAAAAAGGACGTGTGCCTTGGATACTGCCAGCGGAGGATAAGCAACGAGGGGTTCAGAGGTCTTACATCAATTTGCCGGTTGTACGACAAGGACGGCAATGAGTATTACCACTACCCGCCGGAGTCGTGCTACACGACAGAAGAGATGCGCATGCTGGAGAAGGACGGCGAGTCATGCATTGAAGTCCATGGTGGCGGAACAGCGTGTGCACTGATTCGCACGAGCATATTCCAAACGCTTTCGTATCCCTGGTTTGACTGGGTCAATTACGGGGATGCGAACAAGGGAGTGTTGAGTGAGGATCTTCACTTCTGTTCTCTGTGCAGGGCAAGCGGAATCCGCATCTATGCGGACGTGCGGGTCGGCTGCGGACACCTGCTTCGGTATGTGCAGTGGCCGGAATGATTTTTTTAACCTGCCGCTACTACAAAAAAGAGTAGCAACACTACAATGAAAGATAAGAAAGGAGAAAACCAATATGCTGTTTGAAGGACTCTTTAGTCCCGCCGCCATTGGTGCGAACTGGACTGAAAATGTCAGCAACCGTATCCCCTACCTGGGCGAAGGTCTGTTCCCTGCCCGTAAGCAGGCTGGCCTTGACCTGAAGTGGATCAAGGGCAGCAAGGGCATCCCGGTATCCCTGATGCCGTCCGCCTTTGATGCGAAAGCAACCTTCCGCGACAGGATCGGTGTTGAGAAGGTCGAAACCGAAATGCCGTTCTTCCGTGAGGGATTCAAAATCAAGGAACGTGACCGTCAGGACATCCTGCGCGCCCAGGCCGCGAACGATCCCTATGTGAACGCCGCCATCGCCCGTGTCTTTGACGATGCGAACGAACTGATCGAAGGCGCGCTGGTCGTCGGCGAACGTGAGCGCATGCAGCTCCTGTTTGCCAAGAACGGCAATGTGGGTATCACCATCACCGCCAACGGCGTTGATTACACCTACAACTACGACCCCGACGGTGCGTGGAAGGCCAGCAACTATTTTGAACTGACCCAGCCCACCGACAAGTGGACCGATCATACCAACTCCGATCCATTCGGCGACATCCAGGATGCGAAGGATGCCATCTCTGCGAAGACCGGTGCCGACCTGCGGATCGCCATCATGAACAAGTCCACGTTCAAAGAACTGCGTCTGAACAAGAACATCAAGGACCGTTACCTCTCCAAGAGCGGCGCAGCCTTCGGCTACCTGACTGATCCTGAAATCATTCAGATCCTGAAGGACACCGTTGATCTCGACGGCATCGTTCTGTATGACAAGCAGTTCAGGAATGAAAGCAAGGTCGCTTCCAAGTTTGTCCCGGACGGCTATGTTGCTCTCATCCCCTCCGGCGCGCTTGGCGAGACCTGCTACGGCACGACTCCCGAAGAAGCCGACCTGATGGGCAAGCCTGTTGCGTCCGTGCAGATCGTCGAGACCGGCATCGCGATCACTCAGATCGTCGACCCGCATCCCGTCAATCTGAACACTTTCGCTTCCGAAATCGTCCTGCCCAGCTATGAGCGGATGGACGATGTGGCCCTGCTGAAGGTCTTTTGATGACTGAAGCCCCGGTGCGTATCCGGTTCACGGTAACGCACCGGGAAAAGCCCTTATGAAAGGAGACTCACCATGATAGCGACTCATAATATCAAGGTGAATGGACAGTGGTACCGTGCGGGTGAAGAGTATGCCGTATCCGAGCCGGATGTGGCTGAAGCTTCCGAAACGCAGCCTGAAGACGTACCGTCTGAAGAGCAGCCTGAAAGCGGCGTTGCTGCGGAAGCGGAACCCGTGAAGGTTAAAAGAACACCGTCCAGACGCAAAGCCAGCAATTAAAGGAGGTGCCCAGAATGACCCGTGAGGACAAGATCACGATGCTTTCCAAGATGATCGATGATGACAACGAGGAAGAGGATGTTCTGGGCGTTTACCTTGACATCGCAGGCGACAGGATCCTTAACCGTATGTATCCGTATAAAGAAAGCTACGACAATCTGAGTGTTCCTGATCGATATGCCATGATCCAGTTGAATATCGCGGCTTACCTGCTGAACAAGCGTGGAGCGGAAGGTGAAATCCAGCACATTGAAAACGGCATCCATCGGAACTACGGCTCCGCTGACATCCCGGATGCAATGCTGAAGGATGTATATCCGTTCGCACAGGCAGTCAGACCTGTAGGGCGGTGAAAGCATGAGACTGTTGAAACGGAACACCACGGAGTTTGAATATTACGGGTACACAGGGCTTGACAGCGACGTTGATGAAGAAACAGGGATGCACACAGGTGTATGGAAACCTGTATACGCCGCGCCGATAACATACAGAGGCACAATCTCTGTTCCGAGTGGGACGGCTGAAATCACGCTTGCGGGGCTTGATATCAGATATACGCATGTGCTTGTGATGGACGACCCAAATGTTGACATCAGGGAAACAGGGTATATTCGGTGGCGGAATCGTGAATATGATATCAACGCTGTATTGCCAAGTCTGAATGTTCTGTCTGTTGCACTCCAGCAACGTACACAGAATCACGGGGATCAGTATCATGGAAACGATGAACAGGATGGTGATGCACCATGATGCTGAGAATGCTGGAAATGGATCTGACACCGGACTCCATCGCGAAAACGTTGGAGCAGGTTAAGACGCTTCAAAAGCGAACCGAAGAAATGCTCGACGCAATGAGCGACGATTTGCTTACGACTGGCGTAAGTGAAGCTAAAAAAAATATGACGACTATGGGGATTCCTGACGGGCCGCTTTATCAAAGCGTACAACGGACGGACTTCAACAAGGAATCACATTCTGGCTTTATTACGGCAGGCGAGGGTCTTGTTGATGGGCATGGTGAGCAAAGCTATGCCGTACATGTCGAGTGGGGCACGGGCAAAGTCGCAGCTGAAGCACAGAAGCGGCTTGAGAAAAGCACCGCTGTATGGTCGCCAACACTGAAGCTTCCCGCCAAGAAGAAAGAAGAACCGGAGCAGACAGACTCACGATACACAAGTAAAGATACGTGGGTATACTGCATCGGTGAAAAAGACAGATGGTACACCACCAGCGGATATGCTCCAAGGCCGTTCATGCACAACACATACACCAGGCTTCGTGAATTAGCAAAGGCAAATGCAATACATTACGTGATGAAATACCTGATGGGGAAGTGATGAAATGATCGATTTTGAAATAAACATTTTCGACAATGTTTATCGATGCGTTTCTCCCCTGTGCGCAAAGGGCAAGGTATCAAACGTATATGTGCCATCGCCTGTTGCATTTCCAGCCGTATCACTGTATGAACTATCAAATGTCACAGTTGCAAACAGGCAAAGTTCAACACCTGTCGAGAACTTTTCCCTGATATCTTATCAGCTTGACTGTTATGCGAAGACCAAAGCAGAGTGCAGAAAAGTGTATAAAGCGGCTGATGACAGAATGATAGCCCTTGGGTTCACAAGGGTAAGCGGTCTTTATCTTGACAATTACGACAACACAAACGTGTTCCGATATTCAGCGAGATACGAAGCGGAGATTGATCCTGACGGGAATATATACCGCTCAAGCTGACGGAACAGGAACTTTATAACAAAGAGACGCATGATTGCGAGTTTGGGTTCTACCCACGCATCATGCGTTTTTTGATTCAATAAGAAAGGAGATTAAAACTATGCCTGCTGCACAGAAAGGTATTTCTACCTATCAGACCTACCTGATGTATCGCTCTACCACGAACGGCACGTTCGCAAAGGTGATCGACATTACGTCCTTCCCGGACCTGATTCCCCCGAAGGATCGTATCGACATCACGTCTCTGAGCGATTACATGCGTGTCTATATCCAGGGCATCGGCGACACGTCCGAGTTCAGTTTCGGCGCGAACTACACGCCTGAAAACTATCAGACCATCGTAAACCTGGAGGGCAAGCAGAACGAGTACGCCGTTTGGTTCGGCGCTTCCGGCAATGCTGGCAGCGAGACCCCGGACGGCCACAACGGCAAGTTCACCTGGACCGGCGAGATCTCTGCGGGTATCAACGGTGGCGGCGTGAACGAGGCTGTCGGCATGACCATCAACGCCACGCCCAGCACGGTCGTTGTGTTCAGCACTACCTGATGATGATCGGGACGGAGAGAGGCCGTTCCTCTCTCCAATCCCGGTTCTATGAAAGCAAGGAGGCATCATTATGCCGAGAACAAAAAGTGTGCCGGCAAGTCCGGCGAGGAAGGAAGGTAAGCCAATGGCTGCGATCACTGAGAAGGATTTTTCCAAGGTTATTATTTCCGACAAGGACGGCAACAAGTACACCCTGGAGTTCAACGCCCGGGTGGTAAAGAACATGGAGCGGCGCGGGTTCAAGATTGATACCGACTATCCGCACACCATGATCGAGGATCTGTTCCTGGGTGCGTTCCAGATGCACCACAAAGGCGTGATGCCCGAGAAGGTCAAGGAGATCTGGAAACAGCAGAATCACAAGGATGACCTGCTTGGCATCCTGACAAAACTGTACATGAAGCCGCTGGAAGACCTTATGGCCGAGCCGGACGGCGAGGAAGAGAACGAGAACCCTACGTGGGAAACCGTCTGACGGAAGAGGAACAAAGACGGCAGACGAGTCCAACCCCGTATGGCGATATATTTGATGAAGCTTTCCCGCATTATCTTGTGATGGGCATGACTGCGGAGCAGTACTGGGACGGCGAAAGCAGTCTCAAGACTGCCTATCGGAAAGCCTACCGCATGCGGATCGAAAACGAACGCAGACTGGCTGATCAGAATGGCTGGTATATGGGACAGTACATTATGCAGGCAATCGCCGCTGTTCCGCTGTTCGTTGCAGGATTCAACACGAAGGGAGCGCACATTCCGGAGTATCCGGACAAACCGTTCCTGGAAAAAGCGGAAGAAGAGAAGCGGGAAAAGGAAGACCAAAAGAAACAGGAAGACCAGTCCAAACTTGCAATGGCAATGTTCCAGTCCATGGTTGCGAAGCTTAACAGGAACATTGAAAAGAGATTGCAGGAAGAAGGATCTGGGCAGTAAGAATACGGGCGCGGTAGCGAGGAGGATAAGACTATGGCAGATACTGCAACAGCAAATGTAGGCGTACTGAATCTTGAGGTTCGGGATAACGCCAAAGAAGCTGCAAGTGGTCTTTCTGAACTTGCTACCGCGCTTGAGTCTGTTCAGAGGGCTGTTGGAGACGGGCTTAAATTGGCTGGCATTGTAGGCCCACTGAACAAACTTACAAAAAGCGTAAACGATAGCAAGTCGCTTGCAAATATCGGTACGTTCCTGAAGTCTGTAACTTCATATTACAATACGTTTAAACAGATCGGGGACGCCACAAAGAAGATTGAATTTAACACAGCCCCTATTGAACAACTTAAAGCTGCCATAGGGGATGGTTTACATATCGGCAAGGCTGGTACGGAACTTGGAAAATTGCGTGATGAACTTGGGAAACCGTGGAACACAAGTTCTTCAGAAGATATAAAAACAATTCTTCAAAACATTGGCGAAGGTGCCGCGGCACTTCCAACAAATCTTGGCACAAAAGCAGGGCAAATACAAAAAATGGCATCTGCTCTTAATGAGTATGCTGAAGCATGCCGCAATGTAATTGATGCCGTTGGATCAAAACAAAATGTTACTGAAGCAATTAGTGGCGGGACTGGTGTAACAAAAGTAGGGCACATGCTTCCGCTTAATCTGCAACTCCACGGAGGAAGAGGTA